AATGGCACCATTGTCTATCTTAACAAAGTTAACAAATATGAAATTACCTCTTTTAATAATTACAACTCCATTGGTGGCGATTCAGATATCACGATAGATGGCCGCCATAAGATTTACATTAACAAATCACAATCAACAAACAATCACTATGATATACAGGTAGGGCCAAATGCAAATATCAATATACAAGTAGATAAAGGCAATATTAACTTGGTCACCGTTGATGGCGATATCAATGTAAACAGTGGTGGTGATTACAACCTAAAAGTAAAAGGCAATTACACCAGTGATATATGGGGAAGTAAAAGAGAAACAATAGCCGGCTCTAAAACATCTAACACCACTATGTCCGTTATACACCGTGGTTATACAATAGATTTGAATTAGTTGCTGCTACGTCCAGACTTGCTGCTACGTGATAGGGCTTGCTGCTACGTAACGGCCTGCTGCTACGTCATATATATCAAACTCGGCTCCACCTGGAAAACTTTTAAAAATTCTCTATATAGGCCGGCATTGTTGTTTATTATATTATTTTTTAAACTATAAATGCAATAACAGACACAAGCATAATAGAGATACATTTTTCCCTTAAAAAACCCCGACTAAATTTTTTTGAGTACCAGCATTTAGTCCAACTTTACACATACAATAAATAACTATATGATTACAAAACAATCATACGAAGACTTAAAGCCTTATTGGGATTTCCAACGTAAGAAGGAATACAATAAGGAAAAGTTGGAACACCTAGCCGATAAAATGCAAGGCCAAGTTTACGACCAATTTGGCCCTATTTCTGGTAAAGAATTACTGGACACCTTGTGGTGCAAGTTGCCACAAGAAGCTTACGAAGATCCACACCCAGGTTGGGTTCCGAGAGATAAGTCTTATAGATTAGAATGGGAGAAAGAACCAGGCCCGACACAGATACCTTACATTAAAAAAGGTAAACCTGTTGTAGTCAAAGCAAAGTGGTTGCACGATAATTTGAGACCTATTAGAAAGCCACCTTGGGAAGATATGGATAATTCACCTTTTGATGACTAGTGTTTACATACTGGTGATTATCTTTATTGTTATGGCAATTGTATTCGGTAATCTCTAAATCTTGGATGTTATATATACACGTGTAGTGCTTCACCAAATGCTCCAGAGTCCACAAGTCATATATATACAGTATATGGATATAATAATATTAGGTTTCGCAATTTTCATTTATATAATAGGTACAGTATGGATCTATTAGGAATAGTCTTACTGGTTGCATTTATTATATGGGTGATATATGATTACAGAAAAGGAAGAAAAAAATGAGTGAATGGATACTAGGGTTAATCGCTTTTGGATTATTTGTGTACTTTGTACCTTATAAGAATTTACAAAAGATACAATACTTACAAAACGAAGGTTTAATAAAACTAGATAAAATCATAGATTTATTAAAAGATAAAAACGGTGACCATAATAAAATTATTGATTTATTAAAGGATAAAAAATGATAGAAGATATACAAGCAGTTATTAAAAAAGTCTGGAATACTTTACGTAATGGAAATGTACCTGTATGGGTACTTGTCCTAGTTTTAGTTATTTGGTATTTCTCATAATCAAGTTTTAAAAATAAAAATATAGTGGCCACGCCTTTGATATTTAAATGTCAAGGGTTTCCAACGGTGGTGTTGTCTTAACGTTTTAATGTAAGCAATACAATACTCGGGTTCCCAATCTACTATTCTAACTCTATATGGTGACCTACTGTATAAGGCCTTTTGGCAATAGACAATGAAGTCAACGTCAGCGAAGGAATGAGTATTACTAGTTTCTATGATGATTTTGTTTTTAGAAGGTACATCCATTCTAAACTAATATTTATAAGAGTTAATGAGGTTGTCAAGTCTGGAATTTTTCGAATCTAAAAGGCTCGGAGCGCTTCTAGGTTGACGCACTGCGAAATCTTATATAAATATTAGTATTATAAAGAAGGAGTGAGTCCTATGAAAAATAAGTATGGAAAAGATATTGAAACGTTTGCACAAAAGGTAGCACAAGAAGAAGACGCAGGTAAAAGAGCAATTGAAGATAAGTATGGCGTTCCTACGAAAGAAGACTTTGATTTTAAAATTAAAAATGAGGGTACTGGTAAACCTACCGAAATAGTTAAAAAAGAACCATCTCTTTCGGAAGTTTTAAAACAAGGTTTTGACGAAGAACAAGCACAAAGAAAAAAAGAAGAAGAAGAAGACGAAGAAGAAGACACTAGTAAATTTTTAGATGATGTCGCAAACAATACACCCAATACGACAATGTTTGACCATTTTGATGATGAATTACTAGAAGAAAAAAATGATGTTATTGATATAAACAACTACGAAAGATATTGGGATAATTCTACTCCCAATGGTCATCAAATCAGAATACTTAAAAAAGATAATTCAACTTTAACAATTAATTTAAACTGGCCGAAAGGTTTTAATCCTAGATTAAGAGAGGTTAAAAAAAGATGAATTTAAATACGTTTAAAAGAGAACATAAACAATTGAAGACTCAAGTTAATGAAGCAGAAACAATAAGACAACTAGATAGGACTTCTAGTGCGTGGAAATCGTTAAAAGATTTGAAGAAGATGAAGTTAATGTTAAAAGATAAACTTGTAGGAGAAAAAAGATAATGATGTTTTGGGTATGGCACATATTAGCCATTTGTACAGTAATAGCCATATCTTTTGGAATTGGTTATACTGTAGGTACTAAAAATAGAAATGTAGATATTTAATCTTGTTCAGAATACAATGTTTGTGAGTATAGTGCTAAAATAAACATAGCAATACCTAACAATGACAAAGTACCACACAAAAACCAATTATCGTTCATAGGTATTCCGTGATATCCACCGTCAATTGCGCCAACAGCTCCAATTAACATAAAAGTACCTAATATAGAACAAGTAATTGTTAAATATTCGTATAGTTTTTTCATAATGTTTTCCTTTTCAACTTATACGTTAACTATACACTAAAAATTTTAGAAAGTCAAGGGAAAAATTCAAAAAATGTTAAAAAAATTCAATAGAATCAACAGGTTAGTAATATTTTTGTTCATATTTTGTTCTATGTTCTTGATTTCTTGCGTAAAATTGCAAGAATGCCATTGGGTTACTGATTTAGAACGAATCGCAAAACAAGTTGCCCTAGTTTCTTGTAATTTTTAATAAATATAACAAACAATCGGGAAAAAAATAATGAAATTTGAATATACAGTTACAAAAGATGACGGAACCGCTGAAATTATGCAAGCGATGAGTTATAAGAAATTTAAAAAAAGTTTATTAATGAAATATCCCAAATTTAATGGGTATTGTACCTATAATAACAAAAAAGGTAATTTACAAAATAGGAGTTTTAAAGATGGCAAGTGTAATTGATGGTTTAGTAGAGCAATTAGGTAAATTAACAGTTATTGAAGCTGGAGAATTATCTAAAAAATTGGAAAAGGCTTGGAATTTAAATTTAGCGGCATTAACTTCAGCACCTGCACCTATTGTTGAAGAAATAGAAGTAAAATTAAGTAAAGTTATTTTAATAGGGTTTGAAGTTGGTAAAAAAATACCAGTTATTCAAAAAATTAGACAATTTAAAGAAATGGGGTTGTTGGAAGCAAAGAATTTTGTAGAAGATACTCCTTCTGTAATTAAAGAAGACCTAGAACAAGAAGAAGCAGATAAAATAACTAAAGAGTTGGAATTAGTAGGTGGGAAAGTAGAGATAAAGTAAAAATGCCAAAACTTTGTAGAGATAACGATTTAGGATTAACAGGACATCCTTGTACAACACAAATAGGAGTTAAAGCAACACAATTTACAGTTAGAGCAAATGGTATACCAGTTGCTAGACTTAATGATCCTGCATTACCACATACTTGGCTTGTAGGTATCCATTGTGTCAACCATTCTGGTGCTAAAGTTAATGTTGGTTCATCAACAGTTTTTGCTGAAGGTATAAGTGTTGCAAGAGTTACTGATTCTTTTGATTTTGGAGAAATGATTGAAGGTTCTGATAACGTCCGTGCAGGATAACGTATAAATATTACTGTTATGGCAGATAGAGTTCAAGCATATTCAAACGATTATATAAAGCACGTTAAAAGCACTAGTACTAGGCAGTCTAGGAAATTTAAAGATATAGATTTAGATTTTGGCAGACATCCAGTTACCAATGATGTTAATACTATTGAAGACGCAATAGCAATAAAGAGGTCTGTAAGAAACTTGATACAAACAAATTTTTATGAAAGACCTTTCCATCCTGAATTAGGTTGTGGTGTAAGAGGATTGCTTTTTGAAAATTACAATCCAGTTACTAGTGTGTTTTTAAAAAGAAAAATAGAAGAATGTTTACTTAATAATGAACCTAGAATCCAGTTAACTGGTATTATGATAAATGGAGATGATTTTGAATATCTTAGCGAGGATCGTATAATTTCTGGTGATATAGACAGTAATAGATTACGTATAGAAATATATTTTAATATTATAGGTGTACCACATCCACAAACAGTTTCAATGACTTTACAAAGGTTAAGATAAGATGGCACAACATAAACTAGAAGTATCAGAATTAGATTTTGATAAAATCAAAGCAAATCTAAAAACATTTTTACAAAGTCAAACACAATTTCAAGACTATGATTTTGAAGGGTCTGGTTTATCAATTCTATTGGATGTACTATCCTACAACACACATTATTTGTCATATATTGCTAATATGTCAACTAATGAAATGTATTTGGATAGTGCTGATATTAGAAAAAATATTGTTTCATTAGCAAAGATGTTAGGATATACTCCTACATCTCCTAGAGCACCTAGAGCGGCTATTGGTATTAAATTAAATGACGCAACTGGTTCATCTGTTACAATGCAGAAAGGAATAATTTTTACAACTACAGTTGATACTGTTGATTATCAATATGTGACTAATGAAGATATAACAATTACACCAGTTGATGGTATTTACGAATTTAAAAATGTTACACTTTATGAAGGAACGTTGGTTACATTTAAATATACGTATGATGTAAATGATACTGACCAGAAATTTGTTATACCTAGTAATATGGTAGATACTTCAACTTTAAAAGTTACTGTTCAGAATAGTAATACAGATACTACACAAGCAGTTTATAGTTTAGCAGGTGGTTATAATGATGTTGCAAGTGATACAAAAGCATATTTTATACAAGAAGGTTCTAGTAATAAGTATGAAATTTATTTTGGTGATGGTGTAACAGGTAAAAAATTAAGTGATGGTAATATTATTATATTAGAATATGTTATCACTAATACAGTAAATTCAAATGGTGCTTCAAAATTTGCATTATCAGGAAATGTTGGTGGATTTACAAATGTAACTATAATAACTGAATCAAATTCTTCAGGTGGTGCAATTGGAGAAACAAATGAATCAATAAAATTTAATGCACCTTTACAATATGGTGCTCAAGATAGAGCAGTTACAGCAACTGATTATGAAACTTTAGTTAAATCAATTTATCCAAATGCATTATCAGTAAGTGCTTGGGGTGGAGAAGATGATGAAACTCCACAATATGGTGTTGTAAATATTTCAATTAAAGCAAAATCAGGTTCAACATTAACAGATACAACAAAGGCAGATATTGTAACTCAATTAAAACCTTATAATGTTGCTTCAGTAAGACCAGTTATAAAAGATCCAGAAATAACATCCATATTAGTTAATTCAAATGTTAAGTATGACGCAAAGGCAACAGCAAAAACTGCTGATACTATAAAGGCAAATGTTATTGATAAGTTAATAACATATAATGCTTCTACTTTACAAAAGTTTGACGCAATATTCAGATATTCAAAAGTTACAGGTTTAATTGATGAAACAGATGAAAGTATTTTATCAAATATAACAACTGTTAAAATAAGAAAAAATTTAACACCAATAATTTTAACATCATCAAAGTATAGTATCTATTTTAGAAATGCATTATATAATCCACACGAAGGACATTTAGCAGGTACAGGTGGGATATTAAGTTCAACAGGATTTAAAATAGATGGAAATGATAATGAATGCTTTTTTGATGATGATGGCGCAGGTAATGTAAGATTATATTATATGTTTAGTGGTGTAAAAAGTTATTTAAATTCAACGCAAGGTACAATTGATTATGGTACAGGTGCAATTACAATTAATTCTTTAAATATTGCTAGTATAACAAATATAGGAGGAGCAGCTTCAACTATAGTTCAATTAACAGTAACACCAAATTCTAATGATGTTGTTCCTGTTAGAGACCAAATTGTAGAAATTGATGTTGCGAATTCAAGTATAACAATTACCGCTGATAGTTTTGTAGGAGGAAGTGCTGAGGCAGGTGTAGGATACACAACTACTTCCAGTTACTAATGACAAATGGCAAAGTTTAATGATAAAATTTCAACAATACTTTCTAGTCAACTACCTGAATTCGTAGTTAGTCAACATCCAAAGTTTGCCGAATTTCTTAAAGTCTATTACCAATTATTAGAGTCTGCTGAGTTATCAGTAACTTCTGTTAAATCTACAGAAGGTATTTTATTAGAAACAGAAACGGCACAAGCAAATAATTTAGTTTTGGATGCTAGTGCTATAGGTACTGCAAGAACACCACTTGATGTAGGTGATAAACTTATTTTTGAAATTTACTCTGGTACTGAATATGGAAAATTTACTCGTGGAGAAATTATAACAGGTCAAACATCTAACGCAATAGCAACAATTTTAACTGAAGATTTAGCTAGTGGTCGTTTATACATATCTGCTCAAAATAAATTTATAAAAGGTGAAATAGTTGTAGGTGGAACTTCAAATGCATATGCAACTATAAACAGTTATAAACCAAATCCTGTAAATAATATTGCCGACCTAGTTAACTTTAGAGACCCTGATAATGTAATTAATGATTTTTTATCAAATTTTAGAGATGAATTTCTTGCAACATTACCAGATACATTAGCAAATGATGTTAATAAAAGAAGTCTTATTAAAAATGTTAATTCACTTTATCGTTCTAAAGGTACAAATAAAGGACACGAAATATTTTTTAGAATATTATTTAATGAAGAGGCACAAACATTTTATCCTAGAGAATCTATATTAAGAGTATCAGATGGTAAATTTGATACATTAAAAGTTTTAAGAGTAATTCCAGATATAGGCGATACAACACAATTAATTGGAAGAACAATTATAGGTTCTACTAGTGGTGCTTATGCAATTGTTGAAAATGTTGCAACGTATCAAATTGGCATAGATACAGTTTCCGAATTTATATTAAATAATGATTCACTTCAAGGCATATTTCTAATTGGAGAACAAGTACAAGGTACTGCTTCTGATACAGATGATTGGTATATTAAAGCAACTATAACAGGAATTCCAGGAACAAAAGCAATTCAAAATGATGGTACATTAAATACTACAGCTGATACTGTTTCACTTGTTGCAGGTGGGACTGGTGCTGTATTTTCTATTGATGAAACTGGTACAGGTGGAATTACAGATATTGTAATTGATAATCCAGGAGTAAATTATCAAGTTGGAGATGTTTTAAATTTTAGTAATATTGATACAGGTGGATTATATGCAAGTGGTTTTGTAAAAATTGTTAATGGTGGTATTATTAATGAAGATGATACAGGTAATAAAATATCGTTAGAAGAAGGCACAATGTCAGCTGACCCATATTTTGGTAATGCCATTATGCAAGAAAGTGGTTCAGGTCAAGGAACAATTGAAGATGTATTTTTAGTACAAAATGGTTCAGGTTATTCTATATTACCAAATGTTACTGTAACTTCAAATACAGGCACAACAGCAACTGTAAGAGCGTGGGGTAATGAAATTGGTAGAATTGTCAAATTAAAAACAATTGAGTTAGGAAAGAAATATGAATTAGCGCCTACACCTCCACAATTAGGATTTTATAATAGTTGTATTATAACAGATGTTTCAGGATCATTTTCAGTAAATACTACTATTACTAGTACTAGTTCTGGAAGTGGAATAATTGATACGTTTGATGTTAATAAAGGATTAGTAAGAATTAAAACTGTTAATGGTACTTTTGCTGTTGGTGATACGGTAACATCACAATCAGGTGGTACAGCAACTATTAAAAAAGTTGATGCTAGTATTGCTACAATTAATGTTGTTTCAGTTTCAGATACAGACGGTAAATTTATTAATGAAGATGGTAAGATTTCTGAAACAACAATGAGAATACAAGATAGTAAATATTATCAAGATTTTTCTTATGTATTAAAAGTTGCTCGTTCAATTTCAGTATGGCGGGATGCATTTAAAAAGACAATGCACACAGCAGGATTTTATTTTACTGGTCAAGTAAATATAGAATCTCAATTAAGTGCTAGAGTAGGATTGGGAGTTGTTGGTGCTGTATCTGGTGCAGTTGAAATACCGATATTCAGAATTCTTAATACTCTATTCTCTACAATATTTGCACGAAGATTAGGAACAGTAGATGATGGAACAACTTTAAGAGCAAATGCTTTTGAAGGTGGAACAATATATTTACCAGAAGATGAAATTGAACACTTTGCTGCTGGTCAAAGAGATGTTACATTAACAAGACCAGGTCTTTCAATAGATTATACAAGTAGAAAGAGGTCAGTTATTGATGGTGTTCTTGTTAAACGAGGATGGGCATACGCAGGTCCTAGGTGGGGCAATCTTGATAAATGGGCAAATACTATGTTTGGTACAACAAATCCAGGAGCTGGAATAGTGTTTAAAACGTTAGAAGATTTAAAAGTTTTTGCGACAAATTCTAGTTTAGATGGAAGACAAGGAATTTTCTTAATGACTTCCGATATAGAAGGAAAACAAGTTAAGATGGATTTTGCTTTACCATCAATAATTACATTTAATGCAAATGAATTTAGTAATACTGTAACCGACTTTAGTAAAACACTACCAACTTTTGATGATACAACACCGTAAAATCTTTATAAATAGTAAAGTAATTTAAAGGAACAAATGGCAAAACAATCAATTAATATAGGATCAACTCCAAATGACGGAACAGGTTCTAATTTACGTTCTGGCGGTACAATTGTCAATGCAAATTTTGATGAAATTTATGGAGCTATAGGTGATGGTAGTATTATTGACAATGATAGATTACGTAATGTAATAGGTGGTACTGGTATTGGCACAAATTTAGTTGGTAATGATTTAACTATTTCTGTTGATGGTACAGTTGTTACAGCCACGTCTGTTACTACTTTAGAAAACAAAACAATTGATTTAGCAAATAATACAATAACAGGTACTACAGCACAATTTAGTACTGCTTTATCAGATGGTGCTATTACTACATTAGCAGGTACAGAAACACTTACAAATAAAGATTTAACAGACGGTACAAATTCATTTAATATAACTGGAATTACAAATTCACAATTAGTAAGTGACAGTGTAACATTGGGGTTAACAGATGTTGCGTTAGGTTCTACTGCTACGACAGTAAATGGATTATCAATTTCAGGGTTTGCTGGATTTATAGTTAATGCTTCAGCTTCATCTATAAGATTTAATCACGCAAATTTAGCTAGTTTTCCTGCATATACAACATATTCAGGTACTCCTGCTTTAGATGAAGCAACACTTAAACCATATATAGCAACAGCTGCAGGTTGGGTTGAATTAATAACAGAAAATTCTAATATTCAAGGATTATCAAATGTAAATACTACAGGAATTAATAATGGAGAAGTAATAGCGTGGAATTCTTCAACTACAAGATTTGAACCAAATATAGCTGCAATTGCAGGAACTAATTTAAATCACGATTTTGCTAACATAAATGATTTAGGATATATAGGATATCGTTCACCAGATAATACAGTTACAAAAACAATACTAGTTACAGTTGCTGTTAAAGCAGATACCCATTATTATTTTGGAACTGGTAGTACTGATGGTTTTACTGTTGATGGTATAGCTTCTACAGCATTATCATTAGCGCCTGGTAAATGGAAATTTGACCAAGCTGATAGTACAAACAATGGTCATCAATTACATTTTTATCGTGAACCAGATAAAGTTACTCAATATACAGATGGAGTTACAGTTACAGGTACACCAGGAAGTGCTGGTGCAAATATAGTAATAGAGGTAACTAAAGACACACCTGAAAGATTATATTATCAATGCCACGTACACGATTATATGGGACACGTGATTAATGTTGTTGGTGGAAGAAGTACTGTATCTACAGATAAATCAAATACAGGTGACGGTTCTACATTAACATTTACAATAAATGCTGGACGTACTGTTGATGATATTTTAGTTTTTGTTAATGGAAGTTGTTTAGTGCCTACAGACGATTATCAAATTTCAGGAACAACTTTAACTTTCACAGTAGCGCCTGCCGCTAGTGCAGAAATAGTAATAAGGTATATAAGCTAGTACAAACTAGTATAAATATAAGAAAAGGAATAATAAATGCCAGCAATTATAACAAGTAAATTTAGAGTTCACAATAGTGAACAATTCCAAGAAGCTTTTGGAGAAGCCTCTGGCAATACTTTTTATTTAGGAATTGGTAGACCACAAGAATTTACTACCTCTACAAGAGGTGATGATAGAACAAATAATGAAGGAACAGATTTATTACCTGTAACACCTCCAGATAATGTTAATACACAAAATTTTACTTATGATGATATGTTGGCGTGTAAAAAAGTTACAAGTACAAATGTTGGCTTTGTAGTTCCTAGAAGAAATTGGGCAACTGGCACAGTTTATGATTATTACAGACACGATATTGGCGAATATTCAACAGGCACAACAACACCTTCAACTACTAATAGTGGTGCTACATCTTTATATGACGCAACATTTTATGTATTATCATCAACAAGAAATGTTTATAAATGTTTAGATAATAATGACAATGCTGCTTCTACAGTAGAACCTAGTGGAACATCAACAACTATTCAATTAACTGCTGACGGTTATAAGTGGAAATATATGTACACTTTAACTGCTTCAATGCAAGCAGAATTTTTATCTGTAGATTTTATGGCAGCTGCAACGGATTCAACAGTAAGTTCAGCGGCAGTTGATGGTGCAATTAATGTAATTAAAATTAAAACTCCAGGTTCAGCTGGAACAGATGGCACACACGCAAGTATTCCAATAAGAGGTGATGGAACAGGTGGGGTTTGTTCAGTAACAATTGCTTCAGGTGCTGTAACAGCAGTAACCGTAACAACTCCAGGTACTGGATATACTTTTGCTTATGTTAGAATTGCAGATATAAATGCTGCTGGTGGTGGATCATTAATTACTTCAGAAATAGATGTGATTATAGAACCAATCGGTGGACACGGATTTAATGCAGTTGAAGAGTTAGGTGGATTTTTTGTTATGTTAAATTCAAGTTTAGAAGGAACAGAATCATCAAATTCTGGTGACGTTACAGTTGCAAATGATTTTAGAAAAATATCATTAATAAGAGATCCTAAATCAGGTGGAGTTGCTGCTACTGCTACTACTTTAAGAGCAACAACAGCTACTGTTGGTTCAGTATCAGCAGGAACATTTACAGTTGATGAAGAAATAAATCAAGCGTCAACTGGTGCGGTTGGAACAGTAATTGAATGGGACTCTACTAATAAAATTTTATATTTTATACAAACAAGACACAATGATGAGGGGATAGATAGTAACGGTAATCAAACAGCTTTTAGTGGAACAAATATTATAACTGGACAATCTTCAAGTGCAACAGTTACACCTGATACAACAACAGGTACAGTTAACAATCAAACATTTTCAAATGGATATTCAAGTTCAGAAATTGACCACGGCTCTGGAGATATAGTTTACGTTGAAAACAGAGCACCAATTACAAGAGCAGCTGACCAAACCGAGAATATCAAACTGATTATAGAATTTTAGGAGAGATAAATGCCAAGTCCAACAGATTTTAATTTATCGCCCT